GCCCCATGGCCCCCATGATTCGGCGCACCAAAGAACTCTACGACCCCAACACCGGGGCCGTGGTGTACCGCCGGGTCACCAGAACCGAAGGGGGCGAGCCATGAGCGCCATTCGCCGCACCCGCGCCGTAGATATTTCCAACTGGGGCGCTGAACCGCCCCGCTGGATCACCCTGCTCGCCAACGAAGTGCGCGCCACCAATCGCAAGATGGCTGGTGATCGTATCGGCGTCTCGCGCAGCGCAGTCTCTTTGGCACTGGCCAACCGCTACCCCAGCCCATCTACCAGCAGCATCGAAAAGAAGGTGCTGGAAGCGCTGGATGGCCTGAACTGCCCCGCGCAAGAACGCACCATCAGCGTGGAACAGTGCCGCGAGTACCGCTCGCGCCCAGCGCCCACCCACAACCCCATGGCCATGCGCCTATGGCGCAGCTGCCAAACCTGCCCGAACAACCCCGACCGCCAGCAGGGAGAAGACCAATGACCCTCAAAGCCACCTGCCCCGAATGCGGCATGAGCGGCGACATGGCCGCGTTCGTTACCCAAGGCGAACACAACCAGGCACTAGCCGCCGCGCTAGAGATGCCCGCCTTGCTGAGCAGCCGCATCGTGCGCTACCTCGGCATGTTCCGGCCCAAATCGCGCGCCCTGGCCAGCGCCAAAAGCGCCCGCCTGCTGGGCGAGCTGAAAGACGTCATCACCAGCGGCGTGATTGAGCGTAAAGGCATCACCCGTGAAGCGCCGCTCAAGGTCTGGGTGATGGCGCTGGATCAACTGCTAGAGCGCCCACCCAGCAACCTACCGCTCACCGGCCACGGCTACCTCTATGAGGTGGTGGCCAACTGTGCCGACCGCCACGCCGCCGATGTGGAAAAGCAGAGAGAGGAGCAAGTTCGTAGCGGTGCCAAACAGCCTGCAAACCGCGCCGCCGTTGCCCCCCTGCGCGAGCGCTCCACCGATGACGTACTTGCCGAACACGAACGGTTAGCCCAGCGCAAAGCGCACGTTACCCAGCAGCGCCCGCCGCAACACGACAAAGCCGCTGAAAAAGCCAACGCCCCAAAGCGCCTAAGCGACCTACTCAAAGGGGCAGCCAGCCAGGGAGAACAGCCATGAACACCATTACCGACAGCGAACTGGAGTACTACGCCGACCGCTTCGTGCGCCTGCGTATCGCTCGCCACGGCTTCAACTTGGCGCAGTACATCGCCAACCCCGTCGTGATTGAACGGCTAGCCCTAGAGCCAGAGCCGTTGCTACCCCAGCAGCAGGCCGCCGTGCTGCGCTTCTGGCAACGCTGGGACACCGGCCTAGCAGCGGTATCCGAAGCGGCTAGCGAGTGCGACGACATCGATATTCAAGCCGCAGCCTGGGACTGGCGCGACCTGCTTGACCGCTGGCGTGAAGAAGTCGCCCAAGCCGAGCGCGCCTTAAACCGCATGAGCCAGCGCAACGGCGCGTTCGTCGAGCCGATGCGACATCACCGTCACCACGGGCGTAACCGCACCGCCTCCAACTTTGCCCGTAAAGGAGCCTGAGATGAGCAACACCACTAACGCCATGCTGCGGCTACTCAACATCGACGATATCGGTAAAGCCTCGGTCTGCGATGTGCTGAATGACATGGACACCTCCAACGTCGGCCAAGTGGCCATTCAGCTCGGCAGCAGCGAAGGCCAAGTGCGTGGAGCGCTGATCTGCCTGAACGGCCCCGATACCCAGCGCTATATCGATGCTTTTAACGCTGTTTCTAACGCCATCGAAGAAGAACAGGAGTAACCCATGAACACGACAGTGACCGAGACCACCCAGATCCCCGACGGCTACCGCATGGACGCTAAAGGGCGACTGATCCCCGAAGAGAGCATCAAGCCCATCGACCAAGCCCGCGATGAACTCGCCATCGAGCTGGTGACCAAGGCCATCGAGCTGAACCGCCAACTGCAGCAGTTCAAAGCCGCCGCCTTTGGCGACATCGAAACGTTCGTGCAGCTCTCTGCCGAGCAATACGGCGTCAACGTTGGCGGCAAGAAAGGCAACGTCACGCTGCTGAGCTTCGATGGCCGCTACAAAATCCAGCGCCAAATCTCCGACCACATCACCTTCGATGAGCGTCTGGAAGCGGCCAAAGCCCTGATTGATGAGTGCCTGAAAGACTGGACCGACGGCGCACGCTCGGAGGTGAAGACCATCGTGCAAGACGCCTTCCGCACCGACAAGCAAGGCAATCTGCGCACCGGCGCGGTGTTAGCCCTGCGCCGCTACGACTTCGACGACAAGCGTTGGCTAAAAGCCATGAACGCCATCAGCGATGCCGTGCAAATCACCGGCTCCAAAAGCTACGTGCGGATCTACGAGCGCATCGGTGAAACCGAGCGGTACCAGCCCATCAGCCTGAACATCGCGGAGGTGTGACCCATGCCCAGAAAGTGCGCCTATTTCTACCAACTCCAAGAGCGCGGCATCAGTGCCGCGCAGGCCAAACGGTGGCTCAAGAAGAACCCGATGCCACGCCAATGGAAGCACAGCGCATGGCGTTGGGCTGCTGAGAACATGACCGACGAGGTGGCCCAATGAGCAACGTATTGAATGCCTCCTCCATCCGCGTCAGCCCAGCCATGGGCGGCTTTGTCGCGACCCTGCGCGGCCAGCGTGCCACCGGCACCACGCACCGCGACGCAGCCCTAAACGTAGCGCGTCAGGTGTATGGCCCAAAGGTCAACGTACGCAGTGACTACCTGCGCGATGCAGATCCACTAGCGGGCATCCAGTACCGCTACCACATCACCCACCAGCGAGGTGTGGCATGAGCGAGAAAGTAAAAACCAGCACCAAGGCCATGATCACGATTGAGCCTAACGAAGGTGGCGGCTTCACGGTATACGTCGGATTCAATGGCGATAAAGCCGAATCGCCTCAAATGAAACAGGCAGGCAAGTTAGCGCTGCTGGGAATGCTGGCCATTAAAGAGGCCTTGGAAGAAGTCGGCGGCACCACTCAAACCACCATCCACTAAGCGAAACGCCCCTATGTGGGGCGTCTGCCGGGCGCGGTGGCCCAGCACTGATGAGCAGCCAATGAGGTGAACAATGGATAAGTGGAAAGATATCAAAGAGCGCTTAAACCACCTGCACGGTTCAGTAGAGCTGCTGGCGGATGGGCACACGCTGTCAATGATCAAGGTGCATGACGGAAAGAAGATATTTGTCCGCGTATACGTAGACGGCTGCGTGGACTTCAAATGGACAAAAACCGAGGACGGTAAGCCAGTGCATGCCCAAGGGCGATTCTGGCGGCCATTGAAACGGGCGGCATATCCAAAAAAAGCTTACCCGAGCTTGAAACGTATATATGGCAAGAAAGAAGCCGATCGAATGGTAACGCCTCGGGTGATCGGCGTTGTGCCGGATTTTGGCACCGAAGGCGCTGCTGTGGCGCACCTCAAGAAGCACTTCCCTGATCTTGAGATCAAGGCGGATGAGGTGGCGTCATGAGCCCCAAAAAAGATTACGTGATCGTAGTTGATCGTGTGATTGGCGAAGGGTGGTTTAGCGGAGCAAGTGACGAGGATGAAGCCTCTCCCTATGTGCCTAGCACCGAAGATCCATTGTTAGCTGTGCGCTACCAGGATTTCACAGAGGCAAATGCTGAGCTTAAAGCGTTAGTAAGTGAGTACCCATCTACTCGGTTTCGCCTGGATGTATTAGAGCCAATCACTGATGAACGTACAGATGAGGTAGCGTAATGACCCTAGAACGCATCCCCTTTAAGCCAGTGGGCAACGATTGGATGGAGTCGTTCGACATGCTCTGCGGCATGTGCAAGCGCCTGGGCGAATGCGAAGTCGTGGAAGGCATGATCGACATGAAGGACGGCAAGCCGTGGCCCCAAGGCGGCTGGGTAACCGACCCAGGCGCAGGCATCACCTGCCTAAGCTACGAACCGAAGCCCGTGAAAGCACTGCAAGGCGAAGCGCTAGAAGAAGCCCTTAGCCAAGCGGTGCCTATGTGCGGCGGCTGTGCGGCTCGCAAGGGTAGCGACGCTTCCAAGAGCCTCCACACGCAAAGAGACTTCAACGCCGCCGTAAAGCGTCGCGGCATCTTCGCGTGCCACGAGGGTGATAACCACGGCAAACCCTGCGGCGGCTGGTGCCACGCGGTACGCCGCCAGATGGGAGCCAAGCAATGATCAGCAAAGGCAAGCTCGCTCAGATCCACATTGCAAAGGCCCAACTGGGCCTGAGTGATGAAGACTACCGCGCAATCCTGGCGCGGACAGCGGGCGTGAGCAGTGCCAAAGAACTCACCAACCGCACCGTTGGCGGCGTGATGCACGAGTTTCGCCGCCTCGGTTTTGAACCCAAGCCCGCCAAGAAAGCAGGCCGCAAGGCACCGCGCCCACCAGCGACCCGCCAAGCGGAAATGAAAAAGGTAGAGGCGCTGCTAGCAGAAGCGGGCCGCGCTTGGGCCTACGCAGACGGCATGGCAAAGCACATGTTCAAAGTCGACCGCGTGGACTTTCTCGACGACAGCCAACTGCACAAACTGCTGCAAGCGCTCATCATCGACGCCAAACGGAAAGGACGGTACCCCGATGAACTCAAATGACGACAACCTCGATTTTGGGTTCGATGAGATCCCCGCCGATGCCCTGGAACGCTTGCCCGACCCAGAGCTAGCCCGCCACTGGCCACAGTCACTGGTGGACATGCTGCAGGTGATCGAAGCGGAATACGTCGAGATAGGTCTGGAGCCACGCATCGCCCAACGCCTGGCATTTTCCACCCTAAGAATTCTGGCGTATTACCACGGCGGGCAGGTATTCTATTTAGCCAAAGGGGATCAGCTCGACCGAGCGCTGCGCGACCATCAAATATGGTGCGAGTTTAACGGCAGCAACCACGCCGAGTTGGCACGGCGCTACGATAAAAACGTGATCCAGATCTACAAGATCCTGGCCGAACAGCGGTCATTGCACAGGAACCGCATTCAGCCAGGGCTGTTTTAAGGGAGGGGACACCATGAAAGCACTTGCAGGCATCACGATCATCAGCGCCGCACTGCTGGCGGGTTGTGGCGAAAGCCAAGCCACTAGCAACGTCACTCTTGATGAAGAAGCACTTAAAGCCGAAGTCATGGAAAGTGAATCGGTGCACGACTTCTTGATCACAGAAACTGGCGCTATTTACGTCGGTATGTTGGATAACGGTAACAGTCGAAACGGCTTCGCTAGCTATGTCTGCGAAGTGGTAAGAAGCCATGCCACTGGCGAAGGTAATCGCCTAGTACGTATTATCGATATTGCGGCTGTCTCCAGAGGAGAAGGGTTCAAGACTCTGGGGCGACATCAATGTAAAGTTTAAGCCTTTAGCCAACACCTACAAACCCGCCACGGCGGGTTGTTTGCTTTCTGGGGCATTGCCAAACCTCCCGCAATCGCGTTGAATACTCACCAGAGCGCCCGAGCAGCCCGACTGCCAGAGCGCCTCAGAAGATGCCCGCCCCTCGGTGGGCATTTTTCTTTAATTCTCGCTAATCCCGACGCCTTACCCTACCGCCCTATCCTGAACCTCACTGCTCTGTGCTTCGCTCACCTGCAATGAGGCTCTCTCGCCATGCCCCGTGACGACATCTCTATCCATTTCCGACGCCGTGAATTTGCCTGCAAATGCGGGTGTGGGTTCGATACGGTAGACCTTGAAACCCTAACGCTACTGCAAGACATCCGTCTGCATTTCGATGCCCCGGTCATCATCAACAGCGGGTGCCGTTGTGCAGACTATAACCGCCGCGTAGGCGGTGCTGCCGCCAGCCAGCATGTGTTTGGCCGCGCCGCCGATATCCGCGTGCAAGGCATCGACCCCGCCGTGGTAGCCACCTACGTGGAAACCCAGCACCCCACGGCCAGCGTGGGACGCTACAACACCTTCACCCACGTAGACACACGCACAAGCGGCCCTGCCCGCTGGGGCGGGTGAACCATGCAATGGCGAGAACTAGCCACCACCGTGGGCGGTATGGCTCCGCTGATCGGCAGCGCCCTCGGCGGCCCCGCTGGGGCTGCGGTGGGCACCCTTGCTGCAAAAGCCTTAGGCGTTGCCGCCACCCCCGACGCCGTCGCCCAGGCGCTCGGCGACCCAACCGCCGCCATCAAGCTCCAGCAACTCGAAAACGACCACCAGCAAACCCTCTCCCGCATGGTGCTAGAAGCCGAAAGCGTGCGCCTTGGCGAGGTAAACAAAACCATGCGGGCCGAAGCGGCGAGCAACGACGCCTATGTACGCCGTTGGCGGCCTACCTTTGGCTATCTCACTGCGCTTGCCTGGGTCATCCAGTGCGTGGCCATTGCCTGGTCGATTGTGGCCACGCCTGAGCAAGCGGGGGTCGTGGCACAAGCGGTGACCGCACTGACACCTATGTGGGGCATTGCCTTAGCCATGCTGGGAGTTAACGCCACCTGCCGAAGCCGCGACAAACAAGTGGCCGCAGGCCAGCAGCCGAGCGGCTTTATGGATGCCGTTGTAAAGCGCGTTGGCCGCTAACCAACCAATAAGGGAACATCATGGAGTTCATAAACTGGGCAGCCGCCAAGCTGCTATTCGATGTGCTGCAAGCCCTCTTTATGGGCGTCATGGCCGCGTACGTGTACTGGCTCAATAAGCACCGCGCCAGCCAGAGCGCCATCAAGGAAACCCATACGCGTATTGATGGCGTGGAGAAAAAGGTGGTGAACCTGGAGCACAAGATGGAACGCCTGCCGAATCACGAAGACCTGAACAAGCTGCAAGAGCAAATGGCGCGTACCAACGTGCTATTAGCTGAAATTAACGCCAGCCAGAAAGCGACATCGGTGCAGGTCAACCGCATGAATGACTATCTGATGAACCAGCCGCGAGGGGGTCACTCATGAACCAGAGCTTTCAAGACTTCGAAACCGAAGGCCGCCGCCTAGGCATCCTGCGGATTCTGTCGCGCCGCAGCCAGTTCACGACCAACGAATACAGCCTGAACGATGAGCTGAAAGGTGCCTACGCCCACCACATCAGCCGCGACAAGCTACATGGCGATATTGCCTGGCTGGAAGAACAAGGCCTGGTAATTGCCCAGCAGCCCCGCGCTGGCTGGATCGTGACCCTCACCTCTCGCGGTGCCGACTGTGCCGAAGGCCTCGCCAATGTACCCGGCGTCGCCAAACCGCGACCGGGAGCGTAACCATGCCGCCCCGTAACAAGGTGTTCGACCTGCCCCAAGAGGTGCGCGAAGAGCTCAACGAGAAGCTCGTTAGCAGTGGCTTTCAGGGCTACGAAGCGTTAGCCGGGTGGCTCAGCGAGCGCGGTTATAACGTTTCCAAGTCCAGCGTTCACCGCTATGGCCAGGATCTCCAGGAGGAGTTCGAAGAAGCCATGGGCGACGTGCGTAAAACCACCGAGCTTGCCCGCGCCATGGCCAGCGATGGCGAAGACGAAAGCGGCCACCTGATCGACGCCACCGCCCGCATCGTGCAAGACCAGCTGCTGCGTATCTCTATCGCCATGCGCAAAGCCGAAGAAGACCCCGCCAAAGCCGCCAAGCAACTAGGCAGCGTGACTAAAGCGCTGGCCGATATTGGGCGCGTGTCACTCAGCCAGAAGAAATGGGCCAAGGAACTGCGGGTGGAAGTGGCCAGAGAGGCAGCGGAAAAAGCCGAGACCAGCATGGCTACTCAAGGCATGAGCCGCGACGCCATCGACGCCATCAAGCGCGACATACTGGGGATTGCCTAATGAGCGCGCTGCCTGAATCCGTTCTGCTGCCCTACCAAAAGGCATGGATCGAAGACGACTCCGACCTCAAGATTGCCGAGAAGAGCCGCCGTACTGGCTTAACCTGGGGCGAAGCCGCCGATGCTGTGCTGTCGGCTAGCAGCGCCAAAGCTGCCGGGGGCACCAACCACTTCTATGTGGGCAGCAATAAAGACATGGCCATCGAGTTTATCGATGCCTGCGCCATGTGGGCCAAGGCCTTCAACCGTGCCGCCTCGCACATCCAGGAAGAGCTGTACGAAGATGAGGATAAAGACATCCTCACCTTCAATATCCACTTCTCCAGCGGCTTCAAGATCCAAGCGCTCAGCTCGCGCCCCAGCAACATGCGTGGCCGTCAGGGTAACGTCACGATTGACGAAGCCGCTTTCCACGATCAGCTGGCCGAAGTGCTGAAGGCCGCGCTAGCCCTCACCATGTGGGGCGCAAAGGTGCGTCTGATCAGCACCCACAACGGCGTCGAGAACCTGTTCAATGAGCTGATTCAAGACAGCCGTGCAGGCAAGAAGCGCTACAGCGTTCACCGCATCACGCTGGATGATGCGTGCGAGCAAGGGCTCTATAAACGCATTTGCCAAGTGCGCGGCAAGCCCTGGACGCCAGAGGCAGAGGAAGAATGGAAGGCCAACCTGCTCAAGGACACCGCCACCCGAGAAGACGCCCTAGAGGAATACTACTGCGTGCCCAAGGCAGGCGGCGGTGCTTACCTCTCACGCGCCATGATCGAGGCGCGCATGGTCGATGCGCCGGTGATTCGCTTTGAAGGCAGTGCCGAATTCAACGCGGTACCGGAGCACTACCGCGCCCTAGAGATAGACGCCTGGTGCCAAGAGCATTTGCTGCCGCTGCTCGACAAACTCGACCCGCGTTTAGCCCACTGCTTTGGCGAAGACTTTGGCCGCAGCGGCGACTTAACCGTGATTGCCCCCATGGCCATCACCCAGCAGCTCGTGCGTCAGGTGCCGTTCCTGGTAGAGCTGCGCAACGTGCCGTTCAAGCAGCAAGAGCAAGTGCTGTTCTTCATCGTGGACCGCCTGCCGCGCCTGCAAGGCGGCGCGCTGGACGGTCGCGGCAACGGCCAGTACCTGGCAGAGCAAGCCGCCGAGCGCTACGGCAGCATTGTAGAAGTGATCATGCTTTCCCAAAGCTGGTACCTCAACAACATGCCCCCCTTCAAGGCCGCGTTTGAAGACGAACTCATCACGCTGCCCCGCGACAGCCAAGTGGTCGACGACCTGCGCGCCCTGCAAGTGATCAAGGGCGTGCCCAAGCTCCCGGATGCCAAAACCGGCGACAGCAAAGACCGCCACGGCGACGCGGCCATCGCGCTGGCCATGGCGTACTACGCCAGCCTGATGGACGTGGTACCCATCGAATTCACCCCCGCGCCCCTGCCTGGTGCTTCCCGCCAGGACAACGAAAGCGACGACATTGATATGCACGGTTTTGGAATAGGAGGCGGCGCATGGTAAGCCCCACCGCGAAGTATCGGCGCAACCTGGTCAAAGCCAACGCGCCCGCACTAAAAGAGCAACAGACGAACGACGCCCGCATTGGCCAGCTCAAGCGCGAATTTGCCGAGCACCCCACTAAAGGCCTCACGCCTGCGCGCCTGTACCAGATCCTTGAAGCGGCTGAGCAAGGCGACCTCAAGGCGCAAAGCGAGCTGTTCGACGACATGGAGGAGAAAGACCCGCAGATCGGCGCTGACCTCGGCAAGCGCCGCCAGCTCGCCGCCGAACTGGAGTGGCAGATCGTGCCGCCGGACGGTGCCAGCGCCCAGGAAAAGAAAGCCGCCGAGCACGCGGCTGAAGTGTTCAGTGGCTTCGAAGTCGAGGATCTCATTCTGGATCTCGGTACCGGCATCGGCCACGGCTGGGCCAACCTTGAGCTTTCGTGGCAGCGCGACGGCGCACTGCGCTACATCGAGCAGCCCACGCTGCGCCCCCATAGCTGGTTCAGGCTCCACCCGGATGACCAGAACTGCATCACCCTACGCGATAACAGCGCAACCGGTGCGGAGCTGTGGCCGTTGGGGTGGGTGCAACACCGCCACCGTGCAAAGTCCGGCTACGTCGCCCGCATGGGTTTACACCGCATGCTGGCATGGCCGTACTTGTTTCAGAACTATGCGCTCGGGGATCTGGCTCAACTGCTGGAAATCTATGGCCTACCGGCACGCATCGGTAAGTACCCGAAAAACGCGACTGAAAAAGAGAAAGCCACGCTGCTGCGTGCCGTCGTCACCTTGGGCCAGAACGCCGCTGGCATTATCCCTGAAGGCATGGCCATCGACTTTACCGAGGCAGCGGGTAAAGGCAGCTCTGCCGATATTTACAAAACGATGATGGATTGGTGCGAACGTGCCAAGGCTAAAGCGATTCTAGGCGGCACCTTAACCTCCGGTACCGGCGAAGGTACGAACACAAATGCGCTGGGCAATGTTCACGAGCGAGGGCAAACCAGCCTTATTCGCTCCGACGTGCGCCAATACGCGGGCAGTATCCGCAATAGCATCCTGTGGCCCATGGCGGCACTGAATTTCGGTATTGATAAGCCAAACCGCGCCCCCCGTTTCTTTTTGGACACGGGCGAAACCGAAGACCTCGAACGCCTATCAAAGTCACTGCCCATCTTTGTGGACATGGGCGCGAAGATCCCGCTGTGGTGGCTGCATGAGAAATCCGGCATCCCCAAGGCGCAAGACGGCGAAGATGTTCTTATGCCAAAGGCAGCGCCAACCCCCTTTGGTGCGCTGCGCATTCCCGCCTCACGGCCACCGCTAGCTGCCCTACGCCAAGCACCCACGCAACCGGGCCAGCCCAGCTACTACCGCGATGCCACCCTCGACCGGCTCGACGACCAAGCGCAGCCAATCGTCACCGGCTGGGTCAACCAGGTGCAGCAGCTCGTCGAACAGGCCAGCAGCCTGGAGCAGTTGCAAGAGCTGATCGCTAACGCCTTTGACGACCTCGACGAATCGGAGCTTGCAGACGTGATGGCCACCGCATTTGAAGCGGCCAACCTAGCAGGCCGTGCCGTGGTGTATGAGGAAACCGGCGATGCCGATTAGCGCCCAGTTCAACCGCCCGTTCCCTGAGCAAATCAGCTTCTTTAGGAACAAGCTGAACCTGCCCACGACTCGCTCGGGGCAAATCACCCGCGACCAGAACGACGCCGCGTTTGTGGTCGCGGGTGCCACTAAGGCGGATCTGCTCGCGGATCTGCGCGGCGCAGTAGACGACGCGATCAGCAACGGCCAAAGCCTGGGCGAGTTTCGCCAGCAGTTTGAAGAGATTGTGGCACGGCGTGGTTGGACCGGCTGGACAGGCGAAGGCAGCAAAGCGGGCCGTGCATGGCGCACCCGCCTTATCTACAAGACAAATTTAGATACCAGTTACGCCGCTGGCCGCTGGGCACAGATGACCGACCCGGACGTCGTACGCCTTCGCCCCTACTGGCGCTACATCCACAACACCATCGAAAACCCACGCCAGCAACACCAGCGCTGGAACAACTTGGTGCTGCGTGCAGATGACCCTTGGTGGCAAGCGCACTACCCACCCAACGGCTTTGGCTGCAACTGCGGTGTCGAGACACTCAACGAACGTGGCCTGCGCCGCCTGGGTAAAGATGGCCCGGATGCCGCACCCAACGACGGCACGTATGAAAGCGTCGATAACACCACCGGCGAAGTGGTCACAGTACCAAATGGCGTGCAACCCGGCTGGGACTACGCACCAGGGCAAACGGCAACGGAGCGTGCGATTGCCGCACGGCTAGAGCGCTTGGATAGCGTCGAAGCCACGATTGCTAGGCAGCATGTGGCCGACTTGGTTGAAGCGCCATTATTCAACCGCTTTTGGAATGGCGAAGTACGCGGTGAATATCCGGTGGCGGTGGTACCGCCCGTAGAACGACAGGTGTTAGGGGCAGAAAGCCCCGTGGTGCTGCTCTCTCAAGAAAGCCTAACGGCGCACAAGGTCAGCCACCCCGAAGTGGGGCTGGAGGATTACCGCCGCATTCAGCAGATACTGGACGAAGGCGAGGTGTACCAACGCGAAGGCGAATCAGGGCGCATGGTCTACCTGAGCCTTGGCGAACGGCTATACAGAGCCGCGCTAAAGCGAACAGGCGATGGCAAGAAGAACTACTTCCTCACGCTGTTTATCGTGAGCGATGAAAAGGCCGAGCGGGAAGTCAGGCAGAAGATGGAGCGCGTGCGCTAGAGGAGAACGTGGTGCAACGCTGGTTCGCCATCCCCAGATACCTCATCTGCTTGCGCAGGGTACACCAGGCGAATATTGGTCTTTCGCACCACACGAGCAGTATAGGAGAGAACCGTGATCACCATCAACGCCAACACCGACGCCATCGAACGCGCCATCACCGACCTGATCAGCAAAGGCGACGACCTCACCGCGCCGATGAAGAGCATCGGTGAGGAGATGGTCAACCGCACTCAACAGCGGTTCCGCGATAAAGAAGCACCGGACGGCACGCCCTGGGCACCGAACGCCCCTTCTACTGAAAAGCGCAAAGGCCATGACCGTGTACTCGAAGGCGAAAGCAAGCAGCTCGCCAAGCAGTTCAGCTACAGCGCCAGCAGCGAAGGCGTCGAATGGGGCAGCCTGATGGTCTATGCCGCGATGCAAAACTACGGTGGCACCAAGGCCGAGTTCCCCCACCTATGGGGCGACATCCCCAGCCGCGAGTTCATCGGCCTGAACGATGACGACGAAGACGAGGTACTGGGCATCCTAGCCGACCATCTGATTGACTCTTAAGAAAACTGAAAAAAACAAAATTGATCTAACGTTTCATACAAATTAAAGTTACTAGGTGAATGGCAATGGTTTTCATATAAAACAATCGGTTATGTAAGGGAGCGGCGGATGCCTCAAGATAAAGCAAAAATTACTTTCTATAAAATTACCGAATGTGGTTTTTACGGACGTGGCGAAGAAGCCCCTGAATTCGGAAATATGCAAAGTTTGCTTTCTAGTCTTGAGGAGTGGAGTGGAGGAAAACAGCTTGTCGAAACAAAAACTTATGAACCTAGTGGTATTGATGAGCAAATGCCTTGCTACCTCTTGAACATACATCGTTTGAACAACAATTGGTTAGTGACCATTTGGAATGAGACGCCCTCTACCGACGGCCAAACTGCATCTGCCGTTGGAACCTCCAGCGTTGGCAACGCAGAAATTGTGATGAATGAGCTGCCAGAGGGAGGTATACCGGGGTTCGCAACATATTTTTGGTTTATTCCTGATCTGGACGTTTTTGCAAGCATACGTTTTCAGCATCTGATCACGGGACAGAAGCCTATGCAGCTATATATGGAGTCGTACCTAGCTGAATTTTCTCCTTATGTAGTATTAACAGATCCTGATGACGACACAGATATAGAAATCATTGGTTATAAAGCAGCTGACGACGGGGAAGCCCAGCATTTGTACCCTAGGTTTAGAACATGTCTGTTCAGAAAACCAGGCAATCGACAGTACCTTCTTGATAATGCACAGTTTATTCGTAAAATTATCTGTAAGTCATCGCTAAAGCTTAGCAGGCCTGAAGACTTGGCCGACTGGCAAAGGTTTCTCACCAACGTCCGTCTTAGAAGAGCCGAACCCAATGATGAATCAGTCAAGATAAAATACGAGGTAGGTGCTAGCCTTTCTCGAGCTGAGCTCAATGAGCTTGTCCACGATTGGGATCAACAGCATGAGCGTCAGTGGGATGATTATGGTTTTAAAATTAGGGGAGAAAAAATTATTCACTGGCTGAGTCATTCTATAGCTAGAGACGAATTCCAGGTTGAAGTTCAGAGAGATAACGCTGAGGTCGTCAACGCTCAAAGCCTGTTACGTGAACTCAACCGACTGCAGCCCTCAATAACCAGGCTTTTAAATTAAAGTGATGATACGAGTACTTGCCTACGTTGCGTCCGTTGCTATCTTGACTCTGTCTTTTTGGCTTGGACGTGAAGTCCCTTTCAGTGAGCAGTGGCCCTTGTTTGAAGCGCTGCGCACCACTGCTGCAATTATCTTTGCGGTTGTGGGTGCTTGGTTAGCAATTATCTATCCAGATCGCTTAAAAATCTCTTTTAGCCAGCTCAAAGGGGAAAAGAAAACTGCCCAAAATGGCTCAGGCATCGGGAAGCTTTTTACACCAGTTGCGCACTCTACCGCTATTTTGTGTGTGATATTGCTTTTAGGAATCCTTGCCCCACTCATCAAGACGATTGACGTGCTTCACGACCACGTTGAGTTACTGCGGGGGTGCTCTTACCTAGTTCTATCGTCTCTTACGCTATGGCAATTATGGACTGTCATTCTGTCTTTGGTGCCCGCCGATGTCATTGTCACGCAATCAAATAATGATGAGCGTAGGCAAAAAACACTGGATGGTCTAACTTCTCAATCTCGATTTGAAAAACGCCCACCAGAAATAGATGAAAGGGAAGGCCAAGGCGATAGAAGCGAAAACTAACCATGGCTATGGCTACTCGTTTGCAATCCAAGCTTACCGCAAAGAAGCTGTCTAATCGCTGACAATCACCGACCTGCTACGGTGCCCCGACTTTTCTCTTACAAGCGCGTTAGACCCGCGTTAGATGTCGATTTTGACGGACAATAATGTTGGTCGTCACTTGCGATCCCACTTTAAACCCTACACAAGCCCTTTAAAGTCTTTAACCCACGCTAAATCCCGCTAGCCTCCCCCGCCCCCGATCATGGGGGCATGACTACACAAAGCCTTCACCCCAAGCCCCGCGTTGCCGTTTGCGCCCTCAGCGTGCAAACCACCAACGACAAAACGCGCCTGATGCCTGCTGGCACCTTCCACGCACCGCGTGGGGCTGCTGAAGGCACTGGCCCCTGGCACCTGTCTGCCGAAGCGGCTCAAGCGATTATCAAACTGGCCGCTGGGCGCAGTACTGATATTGCCCTCGACTACGAACACCAAACCCTTTACGCCGAGAAGAACGGCAAGCCCGCGCCTGCATCCGGCTGGCTAGACCCGCGCTCGCTTGAATGGCGGGAAGATGGCCTCTACGGCTCCATTACCTGGACAGCCGCCGCTAGCGCAGCAATCGACGCCAATGAATACCGCTACCTCTCCCCCGTATTCCCCTACGACGCCAACGGTGTGCCGTTAGACCTGCTGCACCTGGCATTAACCAACACCCCCGCCATTGATGAGGGCGCGGCGCAGCTGGCCGCCGCTCGGATGGCGATTGCCCATGACGTCACTAATGACGCCCAGGAGATCGACACCGTGAAACGTGAACAACTGATTGCCACGCTCGGCTTGGCCACCGATGCCACCGACGAACAGATCGACACCGCCATCGCCGCACTGAAAGCCGCCAAGGCAGATGCCGACGCCTTCCGCACCGCGTTAGGTGCCAAAGACGACGCGAAGCCAGCGGAAGCCGTGGCCGCGCTCAAGGCCTCCAGTGCAGCAGCCCCTGCCGATATGAGCCAGTACGTACCTGTTGAGGTGTACCAGGAAGCCACCCAGCAACTGGCCGCGCTCAAGTCAGGCAGTGAGACCGCTGAGCTTGACGCGTTGATCAAGGAAGGTTTGGAAGATGGCCGCATCCCCGGCCAGAAAACGGCGGACTGGCTACGTAAGAGCGGCCTAGCCGCATGCAAAGCTCATCTGGCCGAAGCGCCCAGCATCGCCGCACTGAAAACTACCCAGACCCAGGGCAAGCCCCCAGAAGGCATCGAGACCAAAGGCGACGGCAAGCTAAACGAGACCGAGCTGGCGGTGTGCAAGGCGATGGGCCTAGCGCCCGAGCAGTACCGCGCCGCCAACCCAGCGTAACGGCTGGAACTACTCCACACGCAAGAGGACACGCACGTGACCGCTGCAACCCAAAACCGAAACACCCCGCACCGCTTGGGCTTGTCTCGTGGCCATCTGGTCGCGGCGGCAACCGAGTGCTTCGCGGGCACCATCGCCGTCATCAATGCCGATGGCTTTACCGAGCCAGGCACCACGGCCATCGGCCTCGTCGCTGCCGGTGTGTTTGAGCACTACCAGGACAACACGGCAGGCGCGGACGGCGACCAAGTCGTGGAAGTGAAACGCGGCAACTTCCGCCTGGATAACTCTGCGGGTACTGACGAGATCACCGCTGCTGACATCGGCCAGGTTTGCTACATCGTCGATAACCAGACGGTAGCTAAAACCGACGGCACCGCGACTCGCTCCCCCGCTGGCATTGTCGACGACGTCGACGACGCAGGCGTGTGGGTCAACATCGACCCGACTAACGGCGTGGCCGCTAGCGCGTAATAAGGACTGCCTACATGAATCTTACCCAAGCCAATTTGAAGGTGCTGTTTCAGGCCTACAACACGTCGTTTCAGCAGGGCTTTAGCTCAATGGGCGAACAGGGCGCGCTCTACGAGCAGTTCTGCACCACCGTGCCCAGCACCACTGCCGTGGAAGTGTACCCGTTCCTCAAGAGCCTGCCGCGCATGCGCGAATGGTTGGGCGATCGCGTCATCCACTCGCTCGAAGGTGCCGGGTTCAGCATCAAGAACCGCAAGTTCGAGCTGACCGAAGGCGTCTCACGGGATGCTGTGGAAGACGACACCTACGGTTTGTGGTCGCCGGTCTTCCAAGAGTTTGGCCGCTCCAGTCGTGAGCACCCCAACGAACTCGCCGTGGAAGTGCTGGAGCAAAACCCGGAGTGCTACGACGGCCAGCCGCTGTTCGATGCCGACCACCCAGTGCTGGATAAGTCAGGCAAAGAGATCTCCGTCAGTAACGACATGGGCGGCACAGGCGATGCCTGGTATGTCATGGATCTGACTCGCGTGATCAAGCCGATCGTGTTCCAGAAGCGCCGTGATTACAACTTCCGCTCCATTACCGATCTCAACGACACGCAAGTGTTCATGACCGACAACTTCGTGTTCGGTGTAGATGCTCGCGTGAACGCCGGTGCGGGCCTCTGGCAGCTAGTCGTGCGCTCTCGCCAGCCGTTCACTGCTGAGAATTATGAGGCAGCACGCCAAGCGTTAACTGCGATGAAAGGCGACTACGAACGCCCGCTCGCGCTGCGCCACTCGCACACCATGGTGCCCAACTCCATGGAAGGGGCTGCCCGTGCCGTACTGCAAAGCCAGTTGGCCGCCGGTGGTGAAACCAACAAATGGGCCAACACCTCAACGCTGGTGCTGAATCCCTGGTTAACCAGCGCTTAACGGCACGTTAAAACGTCTATCGCCGTGCCTGCTTAGGCGGGCACGGCGCAACGGAGAGCACCCCCATGACCACACGCAAACAAAGCGCCGCTGCCAAGGCCAAGCAAGAAGCCGAACCGAATACATCACCTGGCCAGGGAGCCAAGGAAATACCACCAGAGGATGTGGCCAAGGATCTGGCCGCCAAGGACGGCACCACTACGGAAGTCAAGGGCAGCACGGTAACTGGCGACGGCACCGGCAAGGCACTGCCGCCGATCAATGAGCTGCCAGGCGTTTTCGTGCGGACAAAGCGCCGCATCAAAAGCCGCCGCCGCGCTGGCTTCCGCTTCAACCGCTCGGGCATGGGTATTGCCCTGGAGCTGCTCAGCGAAGAGCAGCTCCAGCAACTGCGCGATGACCCAGCCCTGGAGGTGGAAGACTGCACCTTCCCGCTGGATGAAGCGACCAGCGAGCCAGAGGCCTAACCCATGCCGTATTGCACGAAAGCGGATCTCATCGAACGGTTTAGCGAAGGAGAGCTGCTCGCCATCGCCCATGACGCCACTGGCGCCATTGATGACGCTGCCGTCGAGCGCGCTTGTGACGATGCCAGCGGTGAGATCGACGGCTACGTCAGCGCGGCGGGCTACCAAGTGCCGCTCTCTTCGGTGACTCGCATCGTGACCGCGTACGCCTGCGACATCGCCCGCTACCGGCTGTACGACGAACACGCTAGCGAGCAGGTGCAGAAGCGCTACGACGACGCGGTGAAGTTCCTGCGCTCGGTCTCGCGTGGCGAGGTCAAGCTGGGCATCTCCACCGGCCCTTCATCCAGCAGCGCAGGCAGCGTGCACATGAACCCAGGCCGCCAGGTGTTCAACGGCGGCGGTTTTTAGGAGATGGCCATGAGTGCCAAACAGACCACTAAAGCAGCGCCCGAACAGAGTGCTGAGAAGACCGCGCCACCGCCACCACGGCCCCGTGAAGCCGTGTCGGTGCGGGTGAAGAACAAATCGCCCGGCGTTAAGCGTCAGGTGTGTGGCGTCATTTTCGACAACAGCTGGAAGCACATCACGCTGGATAACAAAGGCAGCGCCTATAAAGCGATTGCCCGTGATCCCGCCTTTGTGATGGAACCGCTGCCGTCGAGCGCGCCAAGCGGCGACCAGCTAACCGCTAGCAGTCAGCCGCCTGAGCAGGCGAAACGCTAATGCTCTCGCTCACGCCCTGGTTAGCACGGCTCAACGCCCTGGATGGCCCCACGGTACAGCTGGCTGCCGATGTAGATGCTGCCCAAAGCGTTAAAGCGAACCCCAGCCGGATGCTGGTGCTAGGGCGTGAAACCGTCACTCACCAAGACATGAGCAACGGAGCCGATCACCTGGTGCGGCCCGAGGTATTACTCGTCACCGGTATTCAGCGGCGCAACATGCCGCTAGGTAATACCGATGATGAGTTAGCAACGCTGCGCGAGCCGATGCTGAACAGCCTGATCAACTGGATACCCGACGACTGCGACAGCGCCATCAAATGGCAGCGCGGCCAAATCCTCAGCTTAAAGAGTCACGCCCTTTTCTGGGTCGACGTATTCACCACTGAATACCGGTGGTAGGAGAACGAACCGTGAGTATGAAAACGAACCGCCGGGCGCTCAGAGTCGCCCTGGAATCTGAATACAACGACGGCACCACCACCCCGGACGCCGCCACTAAGGCCGTGTTAGCGCGTGAAATCACGGCAACGCCGCTGGCCGGTAACAACATCGAGCGTAACTTCGTGCGCCCGTACTACGGTAACTCACCGCAGGCACCGGGAGAGAAGCACGTCCAGGTGGTCGTGGAAGTCGAGCTGAACACCAGCGGTGAGCTGGGCACCCCTCCCCCTTGGGGCACGATGCTGCGCGCCTGCGGTTGGAGCGAAGTGATTGCGGTAGGTGAAAGCGTCACCTACTCACCCGTGTCTGATGACGAAGACTCGTGTGTGTTCTTCGCCCACATGGATGGCAACTTGCACAAGGGTCGCGGTGCACGCGGCACACCAGAATTCACGCTCAATGGTAACGGCATTCCTGTCATTCGCTTCACGCTTTACGGGCTGATTAGCCCTGTGACGCAAGAAGAGTTGCCCGCCGTCACGCTGACCCAGTGGAAGAAAGCGCTGGTGGTCAACAGCACGAACACCGAACAGCTCAGCTTCATGGGGGCCACCGTCCCGTTCAGCCAGTTCAGCCTGAACATGGCGGGTCAAGTGGAGCACATGTCCGAAATTATTGGTGGTGCCGATATCGAGATTACCGGGCGCGGCCCCTCCGGCACGCTGCAAATCGAAGACCCCGGCGTGGGCGTCAAGGACTACTTCGCGGTACACCAGAACGCAGAGACCGGGGTGCTCACGCTCACCCACGGCAAAACCCCCGGCAACATCATTGAGTTCAACATGCCCTCGGTGGGCATCGAAGCGCCCACCTACGCCGATGTGAAAGGCAAGCAGATGTTGAGCATCAACTACATGCCCGAGCCGGTCGACGGTAACGACGAAGTGACCATCGTCGTCAAATAAACCCTTTTACGACACATTAACCGCTGCCTAAGCGGCGGTTAACCAGCGTTTCAAGCGCGATTAAACCCAGGAGAAAGCCCCGTGTTCACAGTTAATACACGCCGCACCTACCAGTACCCCGTTAGCGTCACTATCTATGACGAAGAGGGCAAGGAGCACACCGGCAAGTTCAAGGCCATTTTCAAAGTCGTGCCAGAGGATGAGCTGCGTAACGCTGGGCCTGATGTCACGTTGTTAGACCAAGTGCTGGTAGGGGTAGAAGAGATCTGCTTGCAAGACGATGCCGGCAAAACGCTAGAAGGCGCTGAACTGCTACATGCCGCCAAGAATGACAGTTCTATTTGTGCAGCTATTCAAAGTGCCTATAGAGAGAGCATCCAAAAAAAGAACCGGGGGCGAATCTAGTCGAGGCTGGCAAGTACTGGGCTGAAGCCAGCAGTGGCCAGCCCAACTTGGTCAAGGAAGACCTCGCCGCCCTGGGCATCACCCTGGGCGGCGAACTAGCCGAAGAGGCCGAGGCAGAAGCCGAAGAGCCGGACGTGTTCGAGGTGTTACCCGAAAACTGGCAAGCCCTCGAAACCTTCCTCCGCTGCTCTCGGCAATGGCTCTTCAGGGGTATGGAAGGACACCGAGAAGGGCTAGATGTGCAGGCCATTATCAGCGTCCTCAGCCTTTATGAACTGCCCCCTGCAGAAAAACTTGAGCGGCTGGATCAAGTACAACTCATCGAGCGCGGCGCGCTCAGCGTTATAAACCAACCCCGCAACTAAACGTTAGAAGGACACACCGTGGCAAACAATCTAACGCTTAGCGTCACCCTGACCGGCGATGGGCGCCAGCTCTCGGGCACACTCAAAGATGCCCGGAATGACGTGCGGGAATTTGGCACCACCACCGAGCGGGAAAGCCGCAAAGCTGATACCGCGCTCACGGCACCAGGCCGGAGTGCGGTGACGGTCTCCGAACACCTACGCGATGCAGGCCGAGAGGCACGCACGTTTGGTACCGAAACCGCCCAAGGTGGGCGCGTGGCATCTCAGGCGCTGGCTCAAACCAGCGGCGAGGCGCAAACCGTCACCGGCCATTTAGATCAGCTAAGAATGGTAGCCGCAGGCGTAGGCGTTGCCCTGGCCACCATCGGTGCTCGTGACTTTGTAATGAATGCCTATGCCGCTGTTAGTAGCTCGCAGCAGCTTCAGGGGTCACTCAAAACGGTGACTGGGTCTATTGAGAACGCCTCAGCAGCATGGAATACGCTGTTAGGTTTTGCCGCTGAAACCCCCTTCACGCTGGATCAATCAGTCCAAGCGTTTATTCGCATGCAGTCACTCGGCTTAAACCCTAGCCTGGAAGCGCTGCGATCGTACGGCAACACCGCCTCTGCCATGGGTAAAGACATGATGCAGATGGTGGAGGCCGTCGCCGAT